AACGGAACAACACTAACGCTGTACATCAACGGCGCGGTAGCGCAGTCAGTAACAAACTCGACCGATTTTTCTACGGGCACTTTGACTGTTGGTGGCGAAAGCGCAAGCAACCCGTTATTGGGCTACATTTCCAACTTCCGTATTGTCAAAGGCACAGCCGTCTACACCGGCCCGTTTGTTCCCCCCGCTGCCCCAGTAACAGCAGTCACCAACACCCAGTTGCTGCTCAACGGAACCAACGCGGGCATTTTTGACAACACAGCGGTCAACAACTTGGAGACAGCAGGCAGCGCCCAGGTCAGCACCAGCGTCGTCAAGTACGGCACGGGGTCGATGTACTTTAACGGCGTTTCTGGCTCTTATATAAAAATACCAAGCACACCAAATTTAACTTTGGGTTCTGGAGACTGGACAATTGAGTGCTGGGCATACTATGCTGCTATTGGTGGCGCAGGTAACGGAACTCTGTACGAGCAGCGCGATGGCACAAACACAGCGGTGCCGTTGATTTATTTAAGCGGCAGCACGTTGATTTACTATACAGGTGGTGCGGCTCGCATTACTGGTGGAACCATGTCCACCGGGCAGTGGTATCACATTGCCGTGTGCAGAGCCTCCGGCAGTACAAGGATGTTCGTAAACGGAACTCAAGTCGGCTCTACATACGCGGACTCGACAACGTACGTCCAAACCCCTGTGTTCTTAGGCAGCGACTACAACGGCACTAGCAACCTTCTTAATGGCTATATTGACGACATGCGCGTCACCAAAGGCTATGCACGTTACACCGCCAACTTCACCCCGCCAGCAGCGGCGTTCCCCAACTTCTGAGGTAGACCATGCTAGTAGCTGAAGTTATTGACGGGGTTGTGACCAAAGTGGCCGATTGCCGGGAGCTGTGCGAGTGGTACCCCCCAACGGACGAGCAGCTGAGTGACCGCAACCTGGTTCGCGTAAACCTGTTCCGAGAGTATGATAGCGAGACGCAGCGCCTTGTGCCCTGCGATCCCGTGCTGGAGGGTGACTGGGTGTACATGGTCGCCGTGGAGGACATTGAATGACAAACGCAGCAAACCTGGCGACTACAGGAGCTTTGGTCAACAGTTCCGGCCAGGTTCCTTTGGCGACCGGGGTAAGTGGCAACCTGCCGGTAACTAACCTGAACAGCGGGACCAGCGCGTCGGTGTCCACATTTTGGCGCGGGGACGGCACCTGGGCTGCGGGTGTTTCTGGGCCGACTGGACCGACTGGACCGACTGGACCGACTGGACTTGGATATGCTGGGCTGACATCAACCACATCAATTTCTATTGGGCTTTCATCAAAGACTTTTACGGTTAATCAAGCGCAAGGCACAAACGCTTTTGTTGTTGGTCAATATGTTCGTGCCTTTGGCGCGACAACAACCAACTTTATAGCCGGTCGAATTACGGCTTACACCGGAACGTCATTGACAATAAGCCCGGATTACACTGGTGGCTCTGGTACATTTGCATCTTGGACAATTACGGATACTGGTTCGCAAGGCGCTACCGGACCCACCGGACCCACCGGAAGTGCCGGACCCACTGGCAGTCCTGGCCCAACCGGCCCCACCGGCGCAACCGGCCCCACCGGACCTGTTGGCCCACCTGGACCGACTGGGCCGTCAGGCGCAACTGTTGTTCGTGCTTGGGTAAATTTATCTACATCGTCAAATAGTCCATCGATCAAGGCTCAATCAAATGTGAGTTCGTTGACCTATACGGGAACTTATGCCGGTAACTATAACGTCAACTTTACAAGTGCAATGCCAAGTGCAAACTATGCGATGTCAAGTCAATTAACGCAACAATACAACAGCACAGCACTTTTTGGTGTGTGTTCTGTCGCTTCAAATACTGGGATGGGAACACCAATCACAAAATCGACGACTCAGATTCAAATTGTGATGGCTGGATATGGAGGCGCATTTGCAACAGTTGGTGACGTAAGCATGATTTTCGTTGGGGGCTAATATGAATCAGGTAATTATTTACACAAACGAAATTGGTGGTGTTGCTGTTTGTTTTCCAACTGGCGAATTACCTATTGAAGTTGTGCAACAAAGAGACATTCCAAAAGGCGTTGAAAGTTTTATTGTCACAAAAGATTCATTGCCGCCGTGCTTTGATTACGCAATGGCATGGGAACAATCTAATGGTGTCGTGACTGTCAATATTGCAAAAGCAAGAGAGGTCGCAAAAGAAAAATTGCGATTCGACCGCAAAGAATTGTTTACGTCTTTGGACATTGCGTTTCAACGCGCAATGGAGACTGGCGCAGACACATCTGCAATCGTTGCTGAAAAACAAAGATTGCGAGACATTACCAATTTGCCCGATTCTTGTAACACGATTGAAGAATTACGCGCATTGTCGGTTTGATTTTGAAAGAAAAGATATGACACAACATCTGCCAATTTGGTATCTGGGCAAACTTGATTCGGAAACCTGCGATCAAGCAAAAAATGATTTGCTGAAATTTCCATTTCACGATGCCGCAATGGGAGTTAATGGCGAAGTAAAGCAAGAATCGCAACGAAAAACAAACGTGGTGTTTGCTCCGTTTGATTTTTGGCTCGGTAAGGAAATGGAAAAAATTGCAATTGAGGGCAACTCGGTTTGCAAATGGAACTATGACATTCCGAGTCGTGAAGCGATTCAGTTTGCTGAGTACAAACCAGGACAGCATTACGATTGGCACGTTGATTATTTCCCGCTGGCTGGCGGGGAAACGGATCGCAAAGTGTCTGCGGTTTGTTTATTGAATGATCCTAACGAGTTCGATGGCGGGATTTTTCAAATGCGTTTATATTCTGAGTTCACTGCGCCGCTTGAAAAGGGAACGATTATTGCGTTTCCGTCTATTTTGGAACATCGGGTTACGCCGGTGACGAGTGGCGTTCGTTATTCTGCAACAATGTGGTTTCACGGGCCGAGGTTTAGATGATGGCAACGATTAACGAAACGGAAGCAAGGCTTAATTCGCACGAGGCTGTATGCGCGATGCGGTACGAACAAATCAATGCGCGGCTAAAAAGGCTCGAAACTGTATTGATTAAAACGGCTGGTGCGATGATCGTTGGCATGGCTGGATTGTTGGCGGCTATTTTGTTTCATTTCCCAAAATGAGCGATGGACCCGATCACAGCGTTTGCAATGGTGCAGACCGCCATTGCGGGTGTTCGCAAACTGTGCGCTGTGGTCAGGGAGGCTCAAGAGGCCGGTAAGGAAGTCGCTGACTTGACGGGGCAAGTGACTGGTTACGTCAGCAAGGTTTTGGAGGGTCAAGACAAACTGCAAAAGGCCGAGCAGGAAATCCGGTCAAACCCGCCAAAGGGTAAGAGTTTGCAGGTATTGGCGTTCGAGGAAGTCTCGCGCAAAATGGAGTTGAAAAAGCAGTACGCCGAACTGCGAAATATGATTGTTTACGAACTGGGGTTGCCTGGAGGGTTCTGGGCTGACTTCGAGGAAACACTACAACGAATGGAGCAAGAGGATCGGGAAGCGAAAGAGCAGGCAGAATTGCAAAGGATTCAGTCGGAATGGCAACGCAAAAAAACACACGACGACCGACTGGTGTTGCTGGCTCAAATTCTTACGGTCCTGCTCGGAGTCGGGTATCTGCTGGCACTGATGTGGGCGATCAGCCTGCATCGGGCGAATCGATTGTGGTTGCCGTGGGCCTGATCGTTTGCATGATTTGCATTGCTGGCTTTATGACGCTCACTGGATTTTTGTATGCTGATTTGCAATCGGCTCGGGGCAAAAATAAGATAATAGAACGAAAGATTCAGGCGGTGATTGAGCGATGCGATCGTGAGTGAATGGGGGTGCGTATGGACTGGTTAAAACAACTTGCGCCGACGGCGGCTACGTTGCTAGGTGGCCCACTGGCGGGTATGGCTGTGGACGCTATCGGCAAGGCTCTCGGTATGTCGGATGCGACAAAAGAGCAGGTCAAGGATGTTTTGACGTCTGGGACGGTGACGGGTGAGCAAATGGCGGTGTTAAAGCAGGTCGAGGCTGACTTGAAACTGCGCCTCAAAGAGTTGGACGTCGACCTGGAAAAAATACAGGCCGCAGATCGTGATTCGGCTCGTAATCGTGAGATAAAAACTGGCGACAGTTGGACGCCAAGGGTCATCGCCCTGGTGGTGTTTATTGTTTGGGGTGCTGTGAATTGGAAATTGTTCAACGGCACGATCAGTGGCGATATGCGTGAATTGGTGGCAAGGGCTTTGGGTACGCTCGATGCGACTTTGATGGCCGTCATATATTATTATTTCGGCTCGTCTGCTGGCAGTAAGGATAAAACGGAAGCGATGGCAAGCAAATGAATTTAAGCGACCATTTCACCCTGGAAGAATTAACGCATACCGATCATCGGGAGTTGGATAACACGCCGAATGATTTGGAAATTGAAAACCTTAAACGGTTGGCTCACTTTTTGGAGGCGATCAAGCAGGTGCTTGGTGGCAAACCGATTATGGTTAATTCTGCGTTCCGAAGCGAGGCCGTAAATACCGCCGTTGGAAGCAAAAATACCAGTCAGCATAGGGTAGGGTGCGCCGCTGACATTCGTGTTCCTGGAATGACGCCTGACGAAGTGGTGAAGGCTGTGATGCGTTCGGGGCTGGAATACGATCAGATCATTCGTGAATTTGATCGCTGGACTCACGTTAGCATCCCGAATATTCAGGGGACGCCTGCTCGCCGACAGGCTTTGATTATCGATAAGTCTGGGACTCGTCCGTACGCTTGAGCAAGTGCTCGGTTAAATCGCGCAGATATTCTTGCGTGACCTCGTAGCGTTTAACAAAACCTTTGTTTCCGAGGCCGTGTACACCCGTGTTGCCTCGGTGATGTTCAGGACACAGCCCAATGACGGGTGCGTTGTCACGTTTGCCGCCAAGACGTCGAATGTGGTGAATTTCGCAGGGCGTCCCTGGGTGTCCAAGGTAATAGCATAAGATGCAACCCAGATCGGCGACTGCTTCATAATGTTTTTTTGTAGAGATATTCATCAAATGGTCGAAGCGAGGATTGTGGCAGAGAATAAAAAGGACCGTTACCTACGTCACGAATGTTATCGTCCTGAAGGAATGTCTCTCGGTCTATCCAGCCCACGAGCCGAACGTGAGTTGGCCGAATTTCGGTTAAGACAAAAACGTCAACGGGCTTTCCACCAGACCATCCAACGGCGTTAAGGTTTCCCCCAGGTTGCTTGGTAGATTTGACGTCTATCAGGTTGCCTTTTTTGCTGACGAGATCCGCGCCGAACTTGCGATATTCGCAGTTTATGTCAAAGAATAGGCCGAGGGCTTTGGCGACTGCGTATTCGGTAATAACCCCGTCAATGGACATTTGCATCGAATCTAGGCTTTGATCCTGGCGACGTTCTGTGCCGTGTTTGCTTGTCTCTTTGTGCCTGAGTTGCCCAATAAAGTGGCAGATTGCGTACTCGGATGGCGTGATGGGCTGGTCAAGAAAACGACGATTGTGATCGATCATTGCGTGGCTTTCCCTTCGGCTCTGGCTGATGATTCGAGACTGCGCCAGACTTCGATTTTTGCTTCGGCGGCGACCATGAGAATCCGCATTGTTTCGTAGTCGGCAACTGCGTCTGATAACTCTTCGAGGTGGGCTTTGTAGTCTGGGTGCGAATAGGCAAACGTCTCTTTGGCAGACTCTGTTTTTTCTGACGACTGCGCCATCAGCATCGCTTTGATGGTTTTGCGCTTTTCGGTCATGTAAACCATGCGGCCTTTGAGTACGCCTAATTTTTTGGCATTGTCTCGTATGAAATCAAGTGCCTGAAATGGCGAAATATCGTGTTCTGTCATTTTTTGCCTTTTAGAGTAAATCCGGTGCGGTTTTTTAGTTCGGCGCAGGTGATGCAACGCCACATTTTTCTGCCATCGCTGGTACGAACCTGGGTGTCGGCTTCGCGTATTCGACAGACTTGGCAAAATGGTTTTTTTGTTGTCATTTGTTCGTTTTGTTTGTTAGCAATAATTCTTTTTTTCCAACCTGTCATGTGTTCTTTCCTTTAATTTGATAATCTTTAAATACAGTCCCTTTGGTTGCATCACCCTTCCAGCATTCGTTTACCCACCCACGTTTGCCTGATTTGTAGGTGCGCCAATGTCCACGTACTTGATGCCGGCGTGGGCTGGCGTGTGTGCCGCCTTGATAGTCATTTTTTAATTTTGGGGGTTCTATTTCTACTGTGTGCCAATCAAAAGATATTGCTGATTTGCCTTTTAATTGTCGTTTTTGATTTATAAAAGTGCGCTTTGGAGTAGGGCAGTAACCCTGGGAATGTTTAGCAAGTTTTATCAATACGGCGAGCACCATTCGGTGGACTGGTTTTACATCTTCAAGACTAATTTGTTCGTTTTTTTGATAAATTCGAAACCCATCGCTGGTAGAAACATAGGCATAGGGCGTAAAGTATTTGCCGCCATGCCACATAGAACAACCGCCGACTGTTACAGAATCGTTGGCTTTGGTTAGCCATAGGGCAAAATCTTTTCCCTGCGTATCTAAACCAACAATTCCGGTTCTTTTTGATGGCAAGTTCATTAAAAATTCGGCTGGCACTTTAGTGTCTAATGCAGACTCCATTTGTCCAACATCAAACCATAGTGCTGTTTCTGGTTCTGGAGCAAACTTTACCGCTTTGCAAACTAATGGCGTCATATCGGTGCGTCCTCAACTTGGTTAAGTTTTTGCAGTTCGTATTCTTTGATTTGCTTGCGTGTCCAGGGCACTGCACCTGTGGCTGGTGGAAAAGGCCAATTCGCAATTTGCTTTTGTTTTTTGGGTTTGCGTGTTCGTGTGGTGTCGTATGTTTTCATAGTCATAGTTCCTGAATTGTGATGCGGTAGGCTTTGCCTTGCATATCAAGTACGTCTATGGTTTTCATGGTGCTGGCAAATTCGTCATTTGCGCCGAGGTGAAATTGAATTCGCCCGACCTCGTTAAGTATTTGCTCGCTATCGTTTGTGAGCAAATTTTTCTGGATCAGGTGGGCTATATAGTCGCAATACGCTAGTTTGATTGTTTTCACTTTTTTGCCTTTAGGTTAAGAGTTGCGAAAATTTCACAAATGCGCTGGCGGTTCTGGTCGAGTTCTGCCTGCGTCCATTTGCGCTCGATCGCTTGCATTGGTGGTGGCCGATATGACTGTCTAAGCATCTGCACAAACTGCGGAAGGGTGGGAGGCTCTGTCGGGAGGTTTTCCAGCACCTGCCGAATGGTGTCTGGTGAGTCGTGCCAGCCGCCTAGTTTTTCTGCCCAGTGGTTCATGGCGTTGACGATGCCTGCGTCATTGCCGTCTGGGAGAATCTGGCCTGTTTTCCACATATTGAGGAATCTCGACCCGTAGTTGCCTTGCATGGTGGCAAAGATGCGTTGCACCCAGTTATCGGGTAATCGCCGGGACTGATTCGATGATGGTTGGATCATTGGTCAAATTCCTTTCGTCTCCGAAGATGGCTCGAGCCGCCGCCAGATTGCGCTCAGGGAAGGCGTTTGCAGTTTTCTGGGGTCTGGATACCCATTCGGCATGAAAACCTTGCCAGCCCCTGGCCGCGCACTGCTCGATGGCTTGTTGCAAAGTCCAGTTGACAATGCTGGCCTGTTTTTTGATCGCTTGGAGAACTGTCTCGGTCACTGGCCCTGCTCGCTTGGCTTTCCTGACTTGCAACCAGTCGTCCCAAATCAAGGGGTCAACGTCTATGGGACAAGAAACAGCGGAACGCTGTTTTTTCTTTGGTTCTTGGTTCTTGGTTATTGGTTCTTGGTTTATGGTTGGTAATGGGGTGGCATTGGAAGTCTTGTTCCACCGCTTTGCCGCCCCACGCTTGCCTGCGTCCTGCTGTTCGTGAAACTTGGCGATTTCCTGGTCTGCTCTGCTGTTGCGAAAAAGGTCTCCATCTCGTTCAAACATATCGTGCAGGACTGTCTCAACCGTGTCTGGTGGGGTGCGTATTCGCCTGGAAATTTTCTCAATGTCCGACATGGCAATGGGTTGCTCTGTGTCATAGTACCAGTCCAACAAACGCCGGTAAGTCAAGTCCTGGTCGTTGGTCAGGTGGGCTGTTGCGGCCCGGTAATCCCCGATGTGAAATTGGTAATAGTGCATGATTTCCTTTCGTTTTGTGAGTTAAGGGGCAGAAGTATTATATACATCACTTCACGAAACAGGGGAATCTATTACAACCCGGCACTCGCCGCCTTTTTTTTGCTCTCTGCGGACGATAAGCAGGCGATCAACTTGCCCGTCATCTTTGAACACGCCAGCCTGGGTAAGTGCATCCAACAAAGGTTTGGCAATGTTGTCTATGTCACGAACTCGCTTGTCTGGTGGGTGCAAAAAAACGATCAAATTGATCCTGGCATCGCCAAGGCCAGGATGTTCTGAAAGGATAAAAGTTGCTTCGACTTCGGCTTTGAATTCACGCGCTCGCTTGGTGAGGAATCGTTGCGAACCTTTGAAACCCCAGTACGTATTGACGCTGGGGGGATAAGGCAAAGTTAAATTTAGCACTTGTCATACTCCGGTGGGATGTGTTTATAATACTTCACCACGATCATTGTGGCCATTACGAAAGGGTGTAATCATGACAAGATTTGGTAGAGCGTACGACGATTGGCTGGAGGCTTCGTATCAGGAGCAGGCCGACAAAGATGCGGCGATCGACGAGATTGCAAGCGAACTGATGCAGGACGAGTACAACCCCCAGGACGTCGATGTGTTCCTGGCGGCGATTGACGATGCTTGCCTGTATTCCATTCGAGAAAAACTCAAAACGATTTTGTCTGAGGGGCAAGGTTACTTGGCCCTGGGCGAAGCAATTTGGGATGCTGTGCACGACCACGAGTTGCGTGCGGCTAACGCTTTGGCGGCAGAGCGATACAACGCTGGCCTGCGAAGTGACTTTGACGAACCGTATTAAACATTCAAAAGGACTTTCACACATGAAAAATTTCAACGACTTGCGGCTTATTAACGTCAATGAGCATGCAGAAAAAAAGGACGGGTTAACGTACCTGTCGTGGGCGTGGGCATGGGATGTGTTCAAACAGCATTGCCCGGAAGCGCAATACGAAGTGATCAAATCAGTGGCTGGTTTGCCTTATTTCGAAAGTGCAGCAGGTGCGATGGTTTACACCAAAGTGACTGCAATGGGGCAGACGCACGAAATGTGGTTGCCTGTTATGGACGGCAAAAACAAGGCTATGAAATCGGCCCCGTATACGTACACGGTGCGTGATTACAAAACGAAACAGATGGTGGAAAAAACTGTCGAAGCGTACACGATGTTTGACGTTAACAAAACGCTCATGCGTTGTTTGGTGAAAAATCTTGCGATGTTTGGCCTGGGGCTGTATATCTACGCTGGCGAAGATTTGCCAACCGAGGGCGAACCCGAGCCGATTGATTTGGTTCCGTTGCTGGCAAAAATTGATCAGGCGTTAACGCTGGACGAGTTGCGTATGGTCTATGTGGCCGCCGTGAAAGAGGTGCGCGGCGATCAGCCTTCGATGAGGGCTTTAGAGTCTGCAAAGGATGAGCGTAAAAAAGCAATTCAGGACTCTGCAAAAACGGAAGGGGCGCAAGATGGCGAGACAAATTAAGGGCTGGAGGTGGTTCACCTCGTCGTTGTCTGTGGGCGTCGTGATGGTAGAGGATGAGTACGACGGCCTGCTGTATTACATTGGCCCATCAAACAACAACGATGAAGTCAAGGACGTGGAATGGATTGCGTCGTGGGGCGCAAAATTTCCGAAATCGGCTGGCGATGTTCTTTTTGGGGTTCAAAAATGAATCAGCCATTCATTCATGTAGAACAGGGCACACCGGAGTGGAAAGCGGCTCGAATGGGTCATGTGACTGCTAGCGGCATCGCTAACGTGATGGCAAAAGGCAAGGACAAATCCGAGGCTGTGACTCGTTACAAATACAAGGTCCAGATAGTGGCCGAGCGTATGACTGGCGTAGCGGCTGAGTCGTATGCGAGTGCGGCTATGGAATGGGGTGTCGAGCAAGAGCAATATGCGGTAATTGCATACGAGGCTGTGCTCGCTACTTTGGTGGACAAGACTGGGTTTTGGCTACACCCCGAAATTAAATGGCTGGGCGTGTCACCTGACCGCTTGGTCGACACCGATGGGCTGGTCGAGGTGAAGTGTCCGAACACGACTACGCACCTCGGGTATCTGTTCGAGAATCGAATCCCGCCTGAGTATTACAAGCAGATTCAATGTCAACTGTGGGTGACGGGTCGTCAGTGGTGCGACTTCGTTTCCTACGATCCCCGACTGCCCAAGCGTAATCAGTTGCTGATTGTGCGGACAGGCCGCGATGAAAAACTCATTGCGGAAATGCGTACCGAGGTCGAAAAATTCCTGGCCGAAGTCGAATCGTTAATCATCAAGTTGGAGTCGTAATCATGGAAGAAAACCCGATAACTGAAAGCATTAAGCATTTGCAACATTGTGGCTGGACGAAGGACGAAGCAAGGAATTTGCTCAAGGCTTTGTATAGCGATGATGCGGAGCAACTATGGGAGTTCGCCCCAGAGTGGATCGAAATGGTCGGTGAAGCAAAAATGCAAATTGCAATGTATGAGGTCGTTGCAAAGGGGCTGGCGAATGTAACTAAGCGCGATGGCGAATGGTTCTATGCGCTGTCAAAAACTGGTGTCGAAGTTGGTAAGCAATTAGAGGAAGGGCAAGAAAATGGCGGTCAATAAATTTATCGGTATCGGAAACCTGGGACGCGACGTAGAGTTGCGGTTCATGCCTGACGGCAAGGCTGTGGCGAATTTCAGTATCGCTATTTCTGAAAAATACAAAGACAAATCGACTGGTGAGCAAAAAGAGGTCACCGAGTGGGTCAACGTGGCTTTGTTTGGGCGGCTGGCTGAGATCGCTGGCGAGTACCTGGGCAAAGGATCAAAGGTCTACATTGAGGGCAAACTCAAGACGGAAAAATACACGAAGGACGGCATCGATCGGTACTCGACCAAAATCATTGGCGAAAAAATGGATATGCTGACCTCAAAAGGGGAGAGCAAACCGAGCCGTGCCGAAGGTGCTCAAGCCGCCCAGGAAAAAGCGAAGGCAAATCCAGAAGGGTTTGACGATATGGACGACGACATTCCGTTCTAAGGGGCTGATATGGCACACATCGTTGGATTGTTCTGCATAGGGGCGTGGCTGACTCACATATTTACCTGTTTCGCTACTGCCGCCTGGGGGTTCCTGCTGGCTGGGGCGGTGTTTTTCCCGATAGGGATATTGCACGGGTTTTACCTGTGGTTCACCTAGAATGACGGGATTGCAGTAGCCATGCAAGTTCGCCCTGGGTTCGCGCCTGGGGCTTTTTTTTGCCTGCGTATTGACCCGTCAGTCATAAATAGTTGCAAAAATTTGCGAAATAGTTTGTAACGAACCGAAATCCGTGGTGTAATACTTCTATGGCGATGTTGCCATATTTTGAAAACGGAGCAATCATGAAAAAGCAATCAAACATTTTGGGCCTGTTCGTAGTGGTGTCTGCGGCAGACGACGCTACTGTGTATCAGGTGATGGAAAAGCACGAACACGCACCTGTGTATCTGTTGGCGTACAAAACGCCGATCGGCATGGTGTCTGGTGGCTGGATGGATATTCATTACATGAAAGCCGCCACGCCTGCACAAATCCAGGCCGCTGGCTATTGATTAACCCCGGGGGCTTCGGCCCCTGCTTTTAACGGAGTAAACATGAGAAAAGAATTCACACGACACGGCGGGGCTTTTGATCGTGGCTCTGCGGACAAGTATTACGGGCGTTCATTCGATCCGCATTACTTTGTGGGGGCTACGTATGAGTCAGAAAAAATCGTCGTTCTGACCGACGAGGAAGTGGCCGCGTATCGCCTGGGCTATGACAGCACGACTAATCAAAAGGACTGGGGGCGTTGATCATGAAAAAAATCCTGGCCTCAATAGCAATGTTTTTGTTCACTGGTTTGCTGGGCGTGTTTTTCGCGTTCATGCTGTTGGAGTGGGCGGCTGGCTGTGGCGAAACGTATGTGGACTCTAAAGGGGTCCGTCATGCAAACGAATGTATTTTTTTGAGCAAGTAAACGAAACGAAAGGAAACGAAAAAATGGCACACGAACTTACGATCCGCGAAGATGGTTTCACCGAAATGGCGTTTGTTGGCAAGACGCCCTGGCATGGCTTGGGGCAAGAGTTGACGCAAGGCGCAACGATTGATGAATGGCGCAAGGCCGCTGGCATGGACTGGTCTATCAAATCCAGCCCTGCTCGGTTTACGTCCTGTCAGGGTAACGATCAATTTTTCCCTGGTCAAAATGTTTTGCACCGCAGTGACAATGGCCTGCCGCTGTCGATTGTGTCGGATAGGTACAAACCCGTACAGCCACGCGAAGTGCTGGATTTTTTCAAGGACTTGGTAGAGGAAGCAGGGTTCAGGTTGCACACTGCTGGCACGTTGTTTGGCGGCAAACGGCTGTGGGCACTGGCTGAGACTGGTCGATTCGGTGAAATCACGGCAGGCGACGGTGTGGGTGGTTTCCTGCTGTTGTCTACGTCTGCCGATAGGACGCTGGCTACGACGGCTCGTTTTACGACTGTGCGGGTGGTTTGTAACAATACTTTGAGCATGGCGACTAAGGACAGCACGAATTGCGTGTCGTTTACTCATGCGCGAGTGTTCGATCATGACCTGATGAAAGCAAAACTCGGCAAGGCTGTGGCCTCGTTCGATGGATTCATGCTGATGGCTAAACACCTGCAAAAGCAACGAATCGCTGAGAGTGCGGCAAAGGACTTTGTGCGCCAAATCGTGCTGACTGCCGATCAACTGAATGACGACTACAACTACGAGAAAAACCGCCCGTTCGCCAAAATCATGGACTTATTCCGTGGCGCGGCGAAAGGGGCCGATATTGTTGGCGATACGAAATGGGGTTTGCTCAATGCCGTGACCGAGTATTACGATCATCACAGCCCTGCTCACACTGCTGATGCCCGACTCAATACTGCGTGGTTCGGCACGGGTGATGCGGCAAAGGCAAAAGCGGTCGACCTGCTGATGGCGTAAGGGGATTGGCATGACCAGAGATGACATTATCCGCATGGCGCGGGAGGCTGGGCTACCGGCTTTTCTTTATCCTCAATTGATTGCGGAAACGGACTGGAAACTAATTGAACGCTTTGCCGCCCTTGTCGCCGCCGCAGAACGCGAGGCGTGTGCGAAGGTTGTGGATACCGCCAAAGCAGACGAAGCAGATTGGGACAGCAACGATTGGAATCAGGCCGTTGAGTTCTGCGCCGCACGAATTCGAGCAAGGGGACAAGCATGAACATGATTACAGTGGATCAAGAAACACTAAAGAGAATGATTGCTCAGGCTGTTGAGGCCGAGCGTGAAGCGTGTGCAAAGGTGTGTGAAAAGATTGTTGATCGTCCTGCTGGCTACAACGGTCAATGGGAAGGCTACGGCAATACCAAGACGCACATGACTGGATATGAATGCGCCGCCGCCATCCGAGCAAGGGGACAAGCATGATGTGCGAACACTGTGGATACCGCCGAGCGATGCGTGGATTGATCGTTTGCCGCAAATGTTTCCGCGAATTTGGAGGCGACAACGCGATGGCTTGACGATAGTAATAATTCCCGAGTATCATCCCCCGGTGTATTACATACCCGGGGGTTTTTTTATGGCAAATGCGGTACGAAAAGTGCGAGAGGTTTTTCGTGCGGCTCAATGTCCGTTGACTTTGTTGGAAATTCGAGAGGCGATGCCCGAGTTGAAGCAAAGTCAAATCTCGATGGCTTTGTGTTACTTTAGGCGTCAGCGATATGTGACTCGTGAGCCGGTTAAAAACGAAAATACAAAAGGCCGGCGAACGGTCTGGATGTATACGTTTTATGAGACCAGACTGCCTGCTGATGCCTGAGTGCGAAACGTGCCTAGAAGCGGCAAAAAACCCGATATATGGTGGGTATCACATGAAGTGCTACGGATGCCGCGATCGGTTGCTGATGAACGAGCCGTGTAAACTTTATCGTCAGATTTTGGCGAAGATGCTGGAAAAATACGGGGGCGATGTGCCTGACTGGAAACGTGAACCCAGTTGCGGTTGTAAACTGTCGTGCAAACGCCGACAATACGTTCGTCAGGGTGAAATCGATCAAAAAATGGTGCGTTATGCCTATAAGTAAAAAATCCGACGGGTGGTATTGGGGTGGCAAAGGGCCGTTTGCGACAAAGCAAAAAGCAATCGATGTGGGCCGTGCCGCCCATGCGTCTGGTTACAAGGGAGAATCCGAAATGTTGGATATAAACGCAACGGCTCAATTTGTGGGGACGATGTTGCATTCTGCGACCCTGGCTCACTTTAAGCATTTCCAGGTCGAGGGCGTGGGGTCTGATGCCGCGCACCGTGCGTTGTCGGACTATTACGAAAACATCCCCGACTTAGTGGATATCGTGACCGAATCCATCCAGGGTGCATACGAGGAATTGGTGGGGCCGTACCCATCAGCCTTTGGTAATGTGGATCGTGAACCGCTGGACTACATTCGTGGTCTGCGTGACTATGTGCGTCAAGAGCGTAAAAAACTGCCGCAAGACTCTGAAATACAAAACGAAATTGACGGCATAGCGACGTTACTTAACCGGACGGTATACCGACTTAAATTCCTGAAATAAAACGAAGGGCGACACGAAATGACACGAATGCAGGTGGTTTACAAAAATGTCGAGACTCTGAACCCCTACGGAAATAACAGCCGTACACATTCGGAAGATCAAATCGACCAAATCGTTGCGAGTATTAACGAATTCGGGTTCACGAATCCGATTCTGATTGACGAAGGCGACGTAATCATTGCAGGGCATGGACGCCTTGAGGCCGCAAAGCATCTGGGCCTGGAGGAAGTGCCAACAATCACTCTGGCTGGCCTGACTGACGAGCAAAAAATCGCCTACGTCATAGCCGATAACAAACTTGCGCTCAATGCTGGCTGGGACGAAAAACTGCTGGCCGTCGAACTTAGTTCGTTGCAATCCGTTGGGTTTGATGTATCGCTAACGGGTTTCAGCAAAGAGGAATTGCGCGACCTGCTGGGGGTGGGCGATGGTAGTTCTGACGAACTGGAATACTCGAAGAAAATTGATACGCCTGCGTATACGCCGAAAGGCGATAAACCCAGTTTGTCAGAGTTAACAAGTACGGACAAGTACGCACAATTTGTCTACAAGATCGAACAATCGGCTCTGCCTGATGACGAAAAAGAATTCCTATTAACTGCCGCCCGTAGGCATATCGTATTCGATTACGCAAAAATCGCTGAGTATTACTGCCACGCCTCAAAGGAAATGCAGGAATTGATGGAGGATTCGGCCCTGGTCATCATTGACTTTGAAAAGGCTATCGAAAACGGGTACGTCATCCTGTCGAAGCAACTCGAAGGAATTTATTTCGACTCATACGAAGGCGACGACGATGGCGATGAAGCATGAAAGGTTTTGCGCTTTTATCCTGACGCATGGTCGAGCGAATCGTGTCTATACGTACAAGACTCTCAAAAAGTCTGGGTACACTGGCCCGATTGTCATCGTGGTTGATAACGAAGATCGAACGATTGATGAGTACAAAAAAGTATTCAAGGATCAGGTCTACGTCTTTGACAAAAAAGCGATGGCCGCAAAGATCGACGAGGGCGACAACTTTCAGGATCGACGAGCGATCATCTATGCGCGAAATGCGTGTTTCGAAATCGCCGAGGCATTCGGGTACGAATACTTCATCCAACTGGATGACGACTACACCGACTTTCGTCACAAAAAAAACCACCTCGGGGAATACTGCGACAAAAAAATCCACGACTTCGACGCCGTAATGGACGCCATGCTGGACTATTACAAGTCGATTCCTGCGTTGACGATTGCGATGGCCCAGGGCGGGGACTTTGTTGGCGGGAAAATGGGCAACTCGTGGAGAAAACCAAAGCGTAAAGCAATGAATAGTTTTATCTGCTCTGTGCATCGCCCGTTCAAGTTTTTTGGTAGGGTAAACGAGGACGTTAATACGTATACAAACTTGGGTTCCCGTGGCGGGTTATTCCTGACGATGATGAGTCTGGCACTGCAACAAAAGCAGACTCAGACGAATAGCGGCGGCATGACAGAGATGTACCTGGACAGCGGAACGTATGTGAAATCGTTCTATTCTGTGATGTACCAACCCTCGTCTGTGCGGGTAGGGATTATGCACAGCAAGAACGCCCGTATTCATCATCAGATTACTTGGCGTAATACTGTGCCCCGTATTTTGGCCGAAGAATACAAAAAGCAGTAATGCCGAGCATCCCATCTACCCCGTACTGTGCCGAACTAGGGTGTAAGAATCCCAGGTCAAGGCTCAATGGGTTCTGCCTGGAGCATGGGGGTAAAAACAAACAAAAGTACGACCCCAAGTACAACGCCGCTAGAAAAGAGCAAAGCCGCTTTTATAAATCTAGGCAATGGCTGACTCTACGCCAGATTCAACTAAGTAAGTCACCACTATGTGTGGGATGTAGCGCAGAGGGTGTTATTACTGCGGCGAATACTGTCGACCACCTATTCCCTTGGACACAGATAGGCGAGACTGCGTTCTTTATAAATAAATTCCAGTCGCTGTGTAATATGCACCATGCAACCAAGACACAACTCGAACAGCATGGGATATACAGACGCTTTGGTAGACCCGAGGTCGATTATTCTGTGGAGGACTATGCAAGAGTCGTGGGACTCGACGAGCCGACGGCGGACGGACGGGCCGAAACTTAAATTTTGAACGCCCTGAAAGAGCAAAGCCGCCCACTGAATCTTCTGCAATGTAATTTGACCATGGGGGGTGTCCCCAAGTATTATTGCGGCATGAACAAAAAACCGCCTGAACTGCATCTCGTCGACGGCACGACCCCGCGAAAAGGGATGCCTGCGTCGTTACCCGATACGCTCAAGAAAAGAATCCCCAAGGCCGAATGGGTGGATAACCCCGAAGCGTGGGACAAGTCAAAATTCATTGAGGAAACCTCGGAATTTTTGTACGACGTCTACGGCATAGGGAATAACCAGGACAAGCACACGCTGGCTATGCTGGCCGACCATATCGATACGTACGTTCAGTGCACCAGGGCGATTAAAAAGGGCGGGATTGTGACCTCGTTCAATAATGGGCAGACGATTGGCCCGAATCCGTATCTGACTGTGCGAAATAAAACGATGACTCTCATCATTCAACTGATGAACGAACTCGGGCTGACGCCTCGGAGTCGCTTGTCGGCTGGCAAATCTGAGGACGAAAGTCCGGTGGCTCAATTCCTGCGAGGCCCGTTAGCGCAATGAATTGGCAAGATGGGGTGGCGTATGCCCACGCTGTGGCGAAGGGTGAAATTAACGTCTGCAACGATGTGCGGCTGGCGTGCCAAAGGTTTATTAACCAACTCGAAAATGCCGAATGGGAATGGGTGTTCGACCCGAGGTTTCCTGCTCACGTTATACAGTTTGCCGCTACTTTGAAGCATACGAAGGGGCCGCAGGCTGGCGAACCGATCGTCCTGGAACCATTTCAACTGTTGCTGATTTGCGCCGTGTACGGGTTCAGGTCCAAAAAGGATTTGAACAAACGAATGGTGACGGACGTCATTCTGTTTATCCCTCGAAAGGCTGGTAAGTCGACGCTTACTGCTGTGCTGACTCTTTACGAATTGCTGTGTGGTGAGGCTGGGCCAGAAGTGTTTACGCTGGCGACTAACCGCGAGCAGGCGACGATTGTGTTCGATGCCGCCAAAGGATTCGTTGAGGCCATGCCTAAAGAATTGGCCGACCTGTTTAATCCGAGCAAATACAGTATTAGTAAACGGGGCGATTCGCAGTCTATGTTCAAGGCTTTGAGTCGGGACACAAAAAAATCGGGTGACGGAAAAAACCCGTCGTGCGTGGTGGTGGACGAAGCCGCGCAAATTGTCGATCGCAACTCAATCGAGGTTTTGCACTCCGGTATGGTGGCCCGTCAGAATCCGTTAAGGGTCTATATCACGACGGCCTCGTTTACGAAGGACACTAAGTTTTACGAAGATTTGTCGATGTTGCAGTCGATCCTGCGAGGCGAGGCGTCTGACAATCCGAGGTGGTTTGGCCTGTTGTATGGGCTTGACCTGGGCGATGACTGGCGCGAGCCGATAAATTGGGCCAAGGCCAATCCGATGCACGGCATATCGGTATTCGAAGATGCGATCCATGCCCGTGCTGAGGAAGCGAAGCACAAGCCAGCCGCGCTTAACGAATTCCTGTGTAAGACGCTAAACGTCTGGGTGTCTGCGAATGCCGCTTGGCTGGATCGTGCCCATTGGGATGACCCGGTGTGCCATATCCAGGTCCGCAGGCCTGAACCGGAAGCGTCGTTTATTGGATTTGACTTAGCGGCGACCCGTGATTTAAATTCGGTCTGCACGTTAAATCGATTCGGGGAGGATGATTACGAAGCGGAATGGCAGTTTTTTTTACCCGAGGAAAGTCTGCAATTCATACCAAAGCATTACCTCGACATTTTCAGGGTAGCAATTCAGTCCGGTATCTTGAAATTGACCGAGGGCAACGTGATGGACGACCGCGAAATAAGCGATTATATTATTAACCAGCAATGTAATAGGTACAACATCAAGGAAGTCGGATACGATGCCTATAACGCCGCCTCGCTGGTGGCACGGTTGCACGATGGTGGGGTTCCGGTGAAAAAAGTGGGCCAGGGTATGGCGGTGCTGAATAACCCGAGCAAATACATCGAAAAATTGATTCTTAACAAAAAAATCAAGCACGATGGCAACCCGTTCCTGGGCTGGCAACTTGGTAACTGCGAATGCTACACGGACGTTAATGGAAATATAAAAG